GTCTCTCATTGGTTCGTATGGAACCACCGTTTCAGCAAAGTCGTAGTCGTCCATTTCTTCGGCGGTGATGCGTCGAAGGATGATTGCTTGGGAAGCTGATGGGAACAGGCTCAATCTCTGCATCAGGGCGGCGTTGGCCATCCTGCGCTTGACTGTATTGCCATCCCCAGCGGCTCGCGAGCACCTGACGGTGACATGGGCAAACCTGCCTGATTCGCTTAGCTTGCGAAGGAAGGCCAGCGGGATGCCTGCCCTGCGCATGTCTGCCTGAAACTCACTGATTTCCTTGTAGCCCCTGTCCGTCGGGAGCGCGTCATCAGAGATGAATCTGCGGAAGATCTCAATTCCGAGCGCATCAACTGCCTCATAGAGGTCATTCATGCGGTTGCCAAGGACCTCTGCGTTTCTGCTCTGGCGTTCGAGGGCGTTGACCTCAAGCTCCTGGGTGGCCTTGCCTTCCGCTGTTGGCGATTGGGAAGCAGCGTTCCTTTTGGTTAGCTGCATGAGCATCCCCATTGGCTGCATGGCGTGTTGGAAGTTGGGCTGGCGACTCACGTCGGCAACCTTTACTCCAGGAGGGAGGACATTCTTTGGCCCGCCACCGGCATCCCACATTTTGAGCATGTCCCAATCTGCGGTGCTCTCGGTCTGGTAGAGGCGGCGGATGTTCTCGCGCGCGCCTTCCATGGCCTCGTTGAAGAATGATTCCGTCTCAACGTCTGGATCATAGTTCATTCGGCCAAGGCCAAGGACCCGGTGCCACGATGTCTTGCCGCCCATCTTACAATCCACGAAAAATGGGTGGATGAAGTGCTCAGGCTTTTCATAGAACGCCTCCTGCTTGAACAGGTAGGTTGGGTATGGCATGACGCTCTTGGCAACGTCCTCCTTTTGGGAGATGGTCAGCCGTGGGAGAATTGCCATGTCAACCGGACCCTCGGAGCCCTTGCTCCAGAAGAAGTAGAAGACCGGGATTCGCATCCTGCTTCCAGCGGAGCCAATGGCGTTGGCTGATGCCTGCTCAGCGAGCTCGTCCACGGACTCCATTTGGAACCCGGTGATCGCTGTGGCTGAATTCTTGGCCTTCAGGGTGCCTTCCATGCAGGCGATGGTTGTCTTGATCGCCCCCTCATTCCAAGGGGAGGTAAATCCAGCGCTCTTTCTGCCTTGCGCGCACTTCAGGGCGTCCCGGAGATCCTGAATGGTCATGTAGTCGGCGACGACGCTGTAGGGGATGTCTCTCGCCAGAATGCCTGTGCCGCGAGGAACGTAGGGTCTGGCCATGGTTGGACACCAGTCATACTGGTCGCGGAACATCAGGGTTCCGTTGCCAAACAGAGTGATTTCGCCAGCCACTGATTTCCACTCTGGGCGAAGACGGCGGCTGTCCTTGATGATGCTGTTGAGCCTTTCGGTGATGGTGGTTTCCCACTTCGACCGAAGGTGCTTTTTGTCCTTCGGCATGTCCCGGAGGGTGATCTCGAAGATCGTCTTTCCTTTGGTGAAGATCGATTCGACCTGGGTCTTCGCGGTGTTCAGGGAGTCAAAGCCAAGCAGGTGGTTGACGATGCTGGTGTCGCCAGCCTCCTCGGCCTGGGCAGCCGACATACTCTCCTGGCCATTGTAGAACCCCATGATTGTGGCGCGGTCCTCTGCGTCAAGGGCGTCATCCTTAACAAGCTGCTCAGCTTCGGCGAGCATTTCCTCATTTGTGAACATGGATTTCATAGTTCGATCTTCCATCCGTAGGTTTTAGCCGCAATAGTCCAGGACACCTGCTTTTTGCCAAGCTTCTTGTTCACATGATTGTGAGCATTCCACGACCATACGGCAGCGTCCCTCTCACTATTAACACCCTCCGGGGGGCGAATCATCAAGATTTTCTTCCATTCGTCAAAACAACGCTGGCAGCCGTTCAGTGGGCTTGCGACTGGATCGAGAAGAATCCCAACGCGCTGAATGGCGGCGAGCCAGTCCTCCTTGGAGAACCTGATGCCGAATGAGTGGAGCCAGAACCACGCGATGGGCCCCCACTTCTCAGGACCGTGCTCCCAGTGGTCGCGACTCCCTTGGGAGTTCTGGACGGCTCTTCTGGTATTCGTTGGTTCAGGGGAGTCCCAACCCCTGACGACTCTGTCTGGGGCCTTCAGGACCCACTGTTCATTGCAGATTCTCCAGCAGGTTTCGGCCTCCTCTTGAGAGCCCTTCTTCGCCGTCCCGATGTCACGGCGGATTGCCGCCAATTGAGAAACTACCCTGGCAGGAGTGACCCCTTGAACGGACCACTGTTGGCCAAGATCGACATAGGTGACTCCCCAGCCTCCGGGGATTCCGCGATTCTGGTGCTGCTTGATTGCGCAATTTGTCATAGTGGACGTGGATGAAGTTTTGTCTGATGCTTTCTGTTGAAGAGGGGAAGCGCCCTGATCTTTGCGATCAGATCATTGGTGTTTAGAGTAACAGAGTTTGCCTTCCTTTCAATATTTGATCTGAAGCCTAGCCTTCTGGCAAGCTCAAAGCACCCAACAAGGACATCGGCATCGTTCGGAGAGTTGCCTTGGTTGGCTGCTTTGTAGTCCTTCTTTGGCTGGATCTGCTTCCTGGTGCCCTTCTCTGTCCATGGCCTGCGCACTAACTGCTGGATCGCTGCCGGAATGAGATCACCTCCCCGGAATTGCCCGGCCTGCATGGCGGCGGCGAGCTCGAAATACATCTCTGACACGAAGTTGTAGTAAACCTCACGGCAGGGCCTGTTGCCGCCCGATACGGTGCGCTCAGTGGCCTCACCGCCGAAGTCCAGGGAGACGATCCTGCTTCCCATGAGGGCAACCATTTCGTGAACAATGCCTGCACGCATGGAACCGTCATAACCGAACCGCGACACTGGGATGTTGTGCCGCTTCAGGAACTCGCTGCACCCAATGACGATTTGCTGCTCTGGTGTGATTGCAGCGTCGGCCTTGATAAGGAACTCTTCAGTGCCTATCTCCCTGAGCTTCCTTGCCCATTCGTCATCCATCCTTGCCAACGTGTCGATCTTGATGTTCTCGAACGAAAACAGTGGGGTGAAGACCGGGACCGTGTGCCACTCCCCGTCGATAGAGGCGATCCTTGCCGGGCCAAATTCACATGCTCCGATTCGGCAGGGATCTCCACCAAACCCAGGGTCACAGAACGCAACCACTTCGCGAGCACCCATGTCCCAGGTGAATTCATCGTAGCCGCCAGACGCTCGCAGCTTGTCCTTCGTCATGACGAAGTAGTCCGACATTGAGGAGTTGGGGAATGACCTCACCTGCTCCAAATACTTCGGTCCACGGAGCCCATGGATGTCTTCCATGTCCTGTCTCACGTCTTCGGTCAGAAGATGCTTCGACACCAGCTTCCCGGCCTTGACGTTGGGGGACAGGTGGCCATCGAATCTCCACGTCCATGACTTGTAATTGGAGGCCCAGTCTTGATCGAGGTCAATATCAAGGTCTGCATATTCCCTGCCCTCTGGTCGGCAGAGGTCCCCTTCGAGCCCTTCGATGTTTTTGAAGTTACAGCCAGTGAGGCAGATCAGGTTTCTGTTCCCGGTGATGTTGTCGAGGGCATCCAGCAGGGCTGATGATGGGAATTCTGCAATTTCGTCGCAGATCAGGATCAGCCAGCCTATATCCTGGTCCAAGGACTTCGTGCCCTGAAGCTTGCCGACCTTGTCGAGGGTGATCAGTTCGATGTAGCCAGCCTCGTCGGACTTTTCATCATAAACGTATCGCTGCTTGGACCTCAGATCGATGACGCTTTCCCACAGTCCAGGCCTTGCGGCCTTCATGTTGGTCATCCTGGTGCCAATTCTCCCCCAAATGGTGGAGTCAGCCGCTGATTTGTAGGGTCCACTGATGAACGCCCTAGTGTAGGACGGGTTAATGGACACCATAACGTGGACAAAGATCGCAAAGAAGTTGGTCTTCCCGGAATTCTTTGACCCGATGAAGTTTGCGATCTTCCTTTTGTGCTGGAAGACAGTGGCCTGGACCGCTTTCCACATGCGGATGATCCAGGAATTGATTTCCACGTTCGGCATGATAAGCCGCTGGTAGCGGAGGGCGTGCTGAACGAACCCCCAGACCTTTACAGGCTCCTCACCCTCGCATTCAATCTCCTCCTCATGCCAAAATGGGCATGACTCCGGGTTTTCCTCCCACTCTCTTTTCCATCCCTTCAGGATAGCCCTCTCCACGGCAATGTCTGAAGCCCTTGGGGACTTCTGTCTCAGCTTTTCGTAGTAGTAGGGCAGATCCGTCATTGTTTTTCAGCCCAAGCACGGAGTGCCTCATACCCCTTTTTGCCAATGCCCACCATCATTGATGTTGGGTGCTCGGCGAGATAGGCCTTCACCTCTTCGAGGGAGTTGATGCTGTTCTGGCCGAGGGCATAAATGGTTCGCTCGCTGAGCCCGGCGGTCCATCGTTTGCTCTTGATCTCGTTGAGGACGGCGATCCTCCAGATTTCCAGAGCCCTCCCCTCGGAAACACCAAGGGTGGAGGCGCATTCTTTCCATGAAGCGCCCCCATTCCTGAGTCCAAGGATCAATTTATCTCTTTCGGTCATAGCGGTATTGGTAGAAACGATTTCCAGATCCCTGCTGTCCAAAATATTCTTTCAACACCAAGCCATTTTGGCACCCGTCCATAGAAGCAGAGTCCAAACACCATCACGTCACACCTGTTGACCCCGGTCCAGGATTTCTGGATATTGAGTCCGCACCTATTCCAGTTGTCTGTAGAATATTTGAACGAGCGCTTTGTCATAGCTTCAAGCCGTCGGCGGTTTTGTCCACGACTGGAGAGCATCTGTTCGGCCCACCAAATTGCTCGCCCACCTTCATCGCGAAGTTGGCGAGATCGGCGGCGTATTCCTTAACCCTCTCGCAGTCGCCAGCGGACAGAGCGAGCATCAGCTTGCCTTGGTGGTGTTGGATTTCAGCGAGCACTTGCAGCGGTGTTGGATACCATCTGCGCCAGTCGCCTTTGTGCTGATTTGCTTGTAGCTCGGCCTCCATTTGCGCTACAAACTCGGGCCGAACCAGGGCACTGGAGCCAACTGCCAAAGTCGGTTCTGGTTCGGGAGGAGGCGTGTGGTCCAGATCCTGGACATCATAGTCTGGATCGTCGGGGCGATCTTCACACCCGCCAAAGATAGCCTTCTCCAGAAGGGCTGCAAACTGGGCAGCGGTTGGGGGAGGGGATTCTCTCCCTGCAACCACACGCTCCGTTGCGTGGGGGATGTAAGTGTCGATGGGCTCGATGGCATTTGCCTTGTCGCACATGCACTCCTTCTTGCCGTAGTGCTCATCGACCTCGATGTCTGCAATGATGGACACGCCCTCATTGGTGTCCAGATAAGTGTAGTCCAAGACCTTCTCCCCGTTGAGGACCCTGTCTTGATTCAACATGAAATCCTTCACGAGGACTTCAGTCTTGACCTGTAGATGACGCTTGATGACTTGCTTGCTGCTGTTCATAGGCCCCTATGATAATAGGGGGGTGGAACAATGCAAGGGGGAATGTTAGTCCCCCTGAGATTTTGCCATTTCCTCCGCCACCTTCTGTGCCGCGAAGTCAGCCTTGGCCTCCTCCACGAAATTGGCGGCAAGGGCCTGCCGGGCATACCAATCACCTCCGCCTCGACTGATGCCGAGAGTGCCGTCCTTGTATGGCATAGATGCCAAGATCTGGATGGATGTCAGTGGTAGGTGCTCCATGAGAGCAGCCACGTGCTTATCAACTAGCTCATTGACCTTTTGTTGTGTCATGACCCATGATCGGCGATTGGGTCCCATCGGTCAATGGGAGATTTCATGCGGGGTTCCTTGGGTGGGGGTCTTTTTTTGGGAGGTGAAGGGAGGGGCTTTTCAATATCGTGATTCCGATAACGAGGGGTGAGGGGTGTGTGTATGTGTGGGGGAGGTTAATACCTTCCTTCGCTCACGCGAAATCCGACCCGCCCCCCGACCCCGCCACCGGTCCCAAATTTCAACCGGGGGTTCCCTACCCCGCCCCCATGCCGCTCACGCGTAATTCATCACGCAGTCCGAGGTCGAGTCAACACGCTCACGCGCTATGTGACCTTGATACCATGGATGCCTGTCTTCTACTACATCGCTCAATCAACCAGGGGACACGTCCATCGTTATGCGTTGGATAGTCTATGACCTGTTTTGTCTGGTCTTTGCTATGAGAACCCTAAAGCAGAACAAATCGGGTGGAACTGCGTTCCACGTCACACGCGAGCAAGCTCAATGGCTCATTGAGCGTAACGTCAACCCCGGAGACTACTTCCGGGCAGCAGTGAACGTCCCGGCGCATGAGCGTCGCGCGTTGGCCATTCGCATGGCCGAAGAAGCGGATGAGCGCGCCATCGCTCTCAAGGAGGAGCGCAAGGCCCATGAGTGGGCTGCTATCCAGTATGAGGAGATGCACGGACTCATCAATGAGATCGTGGAAACAAGCGACCCTGAGCACCGTGGAGCGCTGTGCCTTCAGTTGGGCGAGTGCTACGGTGAAGTGGGGCTGGATGCTCTGGCTGAGGCCGAGGAGAGCGCTCGAATAGCCATGGCCATGGCCAAGGCCAGAGACTCATGCGCCGGGACCATTGTAATAATTACGGAACGCGAACGTGCGTGGGATCGTGTCGAAGTGCCAGCGGATGCGCAAGCGTGGCACTTAGCCATGGCCAAGGCTGAGGACATGGCTAAGCTCCAAGATGATGCCCGCGAGGATGATGAACTGTGGCACATCCAGAATGCCGCGTCTGAAGAGGCGTGGGACGCTGAGATCACCGCTCACTTCCAGGCTGAAGAGGCCCTGGCCGCGGAGATTGGGCTCAACCTGCCCAACGTCTAGGCTCACGCCAACCTAGACCTTGCCCCTGTGTAGTTGCGCCAATAACTACACAGGGGCTGCCGCTCCGCGTGATTCGGCCCACGTATTACGTTCGCGTTCCATAATTATTACAATGGTCCCGGCGCATGAAATGGCGAATATTGGGTCTCAGCCCGGTAATTTTCCGCCTTTTGCCCTCTAATTGCAACATTATTGCGTTACCACTTGCTGATAATTATGTAGTCTATGAGTCATTATGTCTGGCTTTTAAACCAATTTTACCCCTCTTCCCCAATGAAAATACTCATCCTCATTGCAGGTGTAGCCCTTGCCACAGC